GTAAAGGTAACTATCCATCAGATTATAAAAATAAAAATAATCAAGAAAAAAGTGATGAACGTAAAGTTTGGTATACTGGTGCAACTAGAGCAAGAAAAACTTTACATTTGTTGAGATCTGACTATAAGTTTAACTATCCTATTGGACAAGATTATTTAATTTATGTGCAAGAGAAAAATGACAAATAAAGATATGTTTGACGAAAGTTTTCCTAATGATAAACAAATTGGAGGATCTCATTATAAACAATTTGTAATACAACCTTGGACTTTTATAAGAAAAAATAATTTAAATCCCTTACAATCAAATATAATTAAGTATGTTTGTAGATATTTATTAAAGGGAAACCCTCTACAAGATTTAGAAAAAATAAAACATTATTGTGATTTAGAAATTAAACATCTTAAAGATAGGATAGATGAAAAAAAAAGAAAAAATTAAATGTACAAAGTGTAAAAAAAATGCAGTTATTATTAAAAATAAAATTTATTATTGTGGTTTTTGTGGTGTTAACAAGTTTATCAGGATGCATAAAGGATTACGATATAAATCCATACACAACCATAGTGAGAACATTGGTAAATAATAAATGAGTAATGGATTACAACTTACTTTGACTTTTAAAAAATCCATGTGGAATACACCAATCGAGTATAAAGATTTATCAAATTACAGTGAAATAGCTATAGACTTAGAGACTAGAGATGACGGTATCAACGAGAAACTAGGAGCTGGTTGGGCTTTAGGTAAAGGAGAAATAGTTGGTTTTGCCGTAGCAGTAGAAGGATGGAAAGGTTATTTTCCATTTGGTCATCTTGGTGGAGGTAACATGATACCTGAACAAGTCAAAAAATATATGAAAGATGTATGTGCTTTACCTAATACTAAAATATTTCATAACGCACAGTATGATGTAGGTTGGTTGGAAGCATCAGGTATCACGGTCAACGGACCTATTGTAGATACAATGATAGCAGCTGCGTTGATTGATGAGAATAGATTTTCTTATTCTTTAAACGCATTATCTGTAGATTATTTAAATGAAATAAAAGCTGAGACAGAATTAAGAGAAGCTGCAGCAGCACATGGTATAGACCCAAAAGCAGAGATGTGGAAATTACCAGCAGAGCATGTTGGATATTATGCTGAGCAAGATGCAGAATTAACTTTGAAATTATGGCAAAGATTTAAAAATGAAATTGCCCAACAAAGTTTAACTACTGTTTGGGATATGGAGCAGCAATTGCTTCCGATGTTAATAAAGATGCGTCAACGAGGTGTGAAAGTGCAAGTGGAAAAAGCTGCAGAATTACAAAAAGAAATGAAGAGCCAAGAAAAAGAAATACTAATGGCCATAAAAAAAGAATCAGGAATAGAAGTAGACATTTGGGCATCACGCCAGATTGCCAAAGCTTTTGACAAATTAAAGTTAGACTACCCACGTACCGAAAAAACAAAAGAACCTTCCTTTACTCAAAATTGGTTGATTAATAATAAAAACAAAATAGCACAACTTATTGTAAGTGCAAGAGAGATCAATAAATTTCACGGAACTTTTTTATCATCTATTATGAAATACCAAGTTAAGGGAAGAATACATGGAGAGATAAATCAATTACGAGGAGACAATGGAGGAACTGTTTCAGGTAGATTATCAATGAGTAACCCAAACTTACAACAAGTTCCAGCTAGAAATAAAGATTTTGGTCCTAAGATTCGTAGTTTATTTGTACCAGAGGAAGGTTATAAATGGGGAAGTTTTGATTATTCACAACAAGAACCAAGAATGACAGTCCATTATGCAGCATCTATTGGTGATGGTTATGAGGGCTCAAATGAATTAGTAGAGGCATATCAAAACGCAAGTGCTGATTTTCATCAAACTGTTGCAGATCTTGTAGGAATAGAAAGAACTCAAGCTAAGACTATAGGTTTAGGTTTGATGTATGGTATGGGTAAAAATAAATTAGCTATTTCCCTAGGAGTTTCTAAAAATGAGGCAGACGAATTAATTATTAAATATAATAAGAAGGTTCCTTTTGTAAAAAAATTATCAGATAGATGTAAATTTGCAGCTGATGAAAAAGGTGTAATAAGAACTAAAAAAGGTAGAAAGTGTAGATTTGATTTATGGGAAACAAGAGATTTTGGACTCCATGTTGCAGAAAAATATGAGGATGCCGTAGCAAAATATGGTAAAGATAATATTAAAAGAGCCTACACTTACAAAGCTTTAAATAGATTAATACAAGGTAGTTCTGCAGATCAAACTAAACAGTCTATGTTAGATTGTTATAAAAGTGGTCATTTACCTATGTTACAAATTCATGATGAATTATGTTTTAATGTTAAGGATGAAACCCATGCTAAAGAGATACAAAAAATTATGGAGAATGCTATAGAGTTTAAAGTCCCAAGTGTGGTTGAATATGGATTAGGAGAAAGTTGGGGAGATGCTAAATAAAAAAAATTTTCCACATAATAATCAAGATATGATAGCTTATGCTGCTGGTCTTTTTGATGGAGAGGGTAATATTAATTATGCCCAATATAAATGTAAAAAACCCAATGGAAAAATTTATTTAAAATGGAATATAGGTATGGAAATAGCTATGACCGATTTAAGTTGCATAAAAAATTTTTATGATATTGTTAATGTGGGTACCATACATTTTAAAGGTAAAGCAAAAGGATCTTTAAATAAAAAAAATCAGTGGAGATGGAGATGTTCACATCAAAAAGCTTTACACTTATCTAAATTATTTTTACCTTATTCTGTGAGTAAAAGAGAAAAACTTTTAAAAATTATAAATCATTACGAATTTAAAAAACCGACAGATGCCCTAGGTAAAAAGTTTCCTTTTTTAAAACTTAAGAAAAATTAACTAGCAACAGCTAAAGTTTCTTGTACATCTTGATATTTGATCGCATTTCTTTTTGATCTAATATCTCTTTCTATTTTAAGCATATCGACTGTGCAAAGACCATTGGCCATTAAACCAGTCGACCACTTATTTTCAAGTTCTTGAAGTTCTTTCAACAACTTAATTTTTTCAGGACTCATTTTAGTTCCTCATAAGTTATGTGAACTCTTTTATTACCAGTGAAACCATCATCAGTAATTTCAACTAGTCCTTGGTTCACTTTTTCTGACACCAATAAAATCGCAGCAGTGCTTGTGGCAGCATCAACTACAGTGTCTAATTGCTGTCCTCCCATACAAGCTCTTATACGATAAGCTGTCATAAGATATTATAAGATATTTTAAAGGAGTGGTCAACATTATAGCCCTCACTATCTATAGCTATACAATGTACCTCATAATAGTCCATAAACCCTCCTAATTCTTCGATTTTTAATTTATTTGATCTACCATACTCAACTGCTGTTTCTCTACATATTGCAGCATCAGAAAGATTATCAACAAGATATTGTGTACACTGTGTGCCTACATCATGAAAATTCCAACACATGCTGCTTAACAATATAAATTTTAATATCATACTGAGTCTATTTGTTTACATGCAAAAGTTGTATAGATTTTAAATTCGTTTATTTTATCAGTACCTATTTCCTCAATTTTTTCAAGGGCTTTTTTATATCCATCCGTTTGGCATTTGTATAAATTATCGTAACTATTAGGAAAAGTATATGGTGTAATACATATATTATCTATCATAGAGCATAAGGTTATTGTTAAAATATATTTCATAATTAATTTGACTTTAATAATTATCCCATGTATTTAAGATTTCATGAAAAACAAAAAAAGTAAAAGTCTTATATTTGATACTATCATGACAGAAGTAGATGAACAATTGTCTTTAGTGCCAAGTAATGATTTTGATGGAAGTCCAATTCAGGACTCACTTCACATGGATATGTATGTAGATGCTATTGCAGACATACATTTTACTGACGGTATAGAAAGAAAACACTATCCGTTTAACAAAACAATTGCGACATATTTGATTGAAGATGAATTAGAGTGTCGGAATCTAGAACCTACAGAGGAGGATAAAAATGTCGATCAAAAAAACAATTAAATTTACTACTAGTGGCATAACATTACCACCAACGGCTAGTTCAAGTGTGCATCCACCAATAGGTGTAAAACCTGAGGGTGATGTAAATTTAGAGGCTGCATTAGATAGACTTGGTGACACAATTAAAGGTCTACTAAAAAATATGGATACACTTCAAAAAAATTTAGACAAACTTACAGCTGAAAACAAAAGACTTAAGGATGCTTTGGGTATTGTTGAGTCACCATTAGTATTAACAGAAGACATGGAGGTTAAAGATGGACATTAATAAATGGAAATCAGTTGCTATAAAAAAATACGACTATGATTTATTGAAGGGTCTTTGTAAAGATAAGTTTAGAGCTCCAGGTGCAATGATCTCAAAAATTTTAAGTGATTATGTTGATCACCAAGCTAGGAAACTTAAAATCCCTAACGCAACATACCGAACAAAGCTTTTAAATGGAGCTGCAGATGGATCCAAAAAAAATAAAGGGTAAAGAATTTTTTACCATAGAACTTGATCTAGGACACAATAACGTAACTTTATATGTTAATGGTGAATTAAGAAATAAGATACATACGGTCAAAGCAGAATCACTATTTGATCGTATGTTAAAAATAGCTAAATTAAAATTTCTTAAAATGAGAGATCAAGTTGAACAATAAACTTAAGGTATTAGATTTATTTAGTGGAATAGGAGGTTTTAGTTTAGGTCTTCATTCCACCGGTATATTTGATACAGTAAAGTTTGTAGAGTTTGATAAATTTTGTCAGAAAGTTTTACAAAAAAATTTTCCTGATGTACCAATAGAAGGAGATATAAGAGATGTCAAAGGAGAAGAATTCGAGGCAGATGTCATTACTGGAGGATTCCCATGCCAACCATTCAGTGTTGCAGGAAAACAAAAAGGGACAAACGACAACAGATATCTCTGGCCAGAAATGT